TTAGAGGGGTCAAGTCGTAGTTCGAAAACATGGGGAGCAATAGATTTTTTAATTAAGTTAACAGCCAGGGATATAAAAAACGAGAAGATCGTTATTACCCGCGATACTTATTCGTCTTTCAAAACAACCTTATACGATGACTTCAATCGGAGGCTTCCGATGTTCGGAATTCCATCACCTTTTCAGAGTGTCGACAACGTTTCAAAATTTGACTTAAGTGGCACTAAAATCCACCTCATAGGTTCAGAAGATCACGACAAGTTAGAAGGAGCTGGGAACTATTTATTTTGGATGAATGAGGTATTAGATCAGCGCAATGAAGCTTTCGACCAATTAGAACAGAGATGTAGAAAATTCTTTGTTTGTGATTACAACCCAAAAACCTCTGATCACTGGTTTTATGATAAGGTTTGCACCCGCCCTGATGTTGCTTATTTCAGATCGACATTTGAAGATAACCCTTATATCTCACCAAACGAAAAGAAAAAGATATTATCATACGACCCGTCAAATCCTGTTAATGTCACTAACGGCACAGCCGATGATTACAGATGGAAGGTATACGGACTTGGTGTCAGATGTGCGCAATCAGGATTAGTCTTTAAAGATGTCACATGGATAGATACTTTACCGACCGATGTTGACCAGTACTTTTACGGTTTAGACTTCGGATTTACTAACCATCCTTCGTGCCTTACAAAGAGTTGTATCAAAGGCAATAATCTTTATGTACAGTACTTAGTTTATGAACCAACTGAAAATGCTGATATATGCGGAGAAAGGATAAGTCATTTTGTAGAAAAAAAGAAGGACGTTATTTGGTGTGATAGTGCAAGCCCTGGAATGATCACCTCACTTGATGATCTTGGTTACTTAGCTTATGGTGTTCGTAAGTTTCCGGGTAGTATCCTATTCAGAATTGACTTAGTAAAAAGATATAAACTTCATGTAGTCCGTTCTGCTCCAGCAGAGAAAGAGTTCAATAACTATGCTTTTAGAACTATCAATGGAATACAACTCAATGAACCTATTGATGATTTCAATCACGGTATCGATAGTTTTTCTTACGCCATTCAAATGTCAAGATAATTCAAAATGAGAAAATAAATCTTTTTTTGCCAAAATGAATATTTTATTCTATATTTGGAAAAACATATCATTTTGAATATAATTCAAAAGTCAGCAAGTTATCTTACCTCGCTTGTTACTAATTGGGGTAATGCTACCGTAACTCAAATGAATGGCTCTTATTTCTACGGAATAGGTGAATCAATAGGAAGTGAATATTGGGGAGAGCAATCATACGCGCAATATCTTAAGAACTTTATAGAAATACCTGAACTTAACGCTATCATCAATTATAGGGCACAATGTGAGAGTAACGCTAAATTTGAGATAGTTTCAAAAGAAACTGGTAAACCTGTTAAGAACAATGAACCTATCATTAGGATACTAAGACGACCAAATTGGTTTCAGGGTCAAAAAGAATTCTGGATTCAATCATCCCTTTTCAGACATATCTACGGTAACGAATATCTTTACTTTCTCACTCCTCTTGGTATGGGAACTAACTTCAAAGGATTGTATACTTTGCCTCCTGACATGGTGTACATTACCTGTAAGACTAAGAAGTTTTTTTTAGAGGCTTCAATGCCTGATGATATTAAATATTATTTTAGATATCGAAATGAGGCTGACAGGCAGGAATTAAATATTAAAGATATAATTCATCTCAACGATAACCGGGTAATATTCAAGGCTGATGATAGTAATATGGTTAATACCCGGACTAACTACTTATATGGCACATCAAAACAAGCATCATTAACACCAGTACTTGAAAACTTAAGAATAGCACATGAGGCACGTGGCACGCTCAGGCAGTTGCCAGTAGGAATACTTTCGAACAATTCCAATGACATAACAACAGGTCGTTCAGTATCGATGGACGAAAAAGAAAAAGAAAACCTACAGGCTCAGTTGTCTAAATATGGAGTATCGCAAAGTAAGAGGAGACTTATCATAACAAATATGAATCTTAAGCTTAATGCCAACCCAGTAAACATTAGAAACTTAATGCTTTATGAAGAGAATGAAGAAGGGGCTAAGGCTATATGTAGGGCTTACAGTGTGCCTTTTGAATTAGTAGATAAGAATTCTACATATGAAAATAGGGTTCAGGCAGAAAGAGGGCTATATCAAAATACTATTATCCCTTATGTTAATGAAAAGGTATCAGCTATCAATATGTTTCTTGATCCTGATGGCAATAAAAGCTGGGAGTTAAAGGCTTCATTTGATCATTTGGCAATTTTTAGTGAGGACATAGAAAAGCGGGCAATAACTCTTAATACCCTTGTTACTGCTCTTAACTCTGCATTAGAAGTTGGAGCGATAACAATTCAGGATTATAAAATTGAACTGGCAAAATTTAACATAGGAACAAAATGAAACAACCAGCTCATAAAGTAGACAAAGAAGCTCTTAAAAAAGCTATTGAAAATAAGAAGAAGATTTTAACCGGTGACAAAACAGTATTGAAATGATGCATCTGCCAACTTATAACAAGTCATTTACCGACAAATCTGAGATGTTCGAATGGCTAAAGGTCAATAAGACTGAGATTATTAATCTGAAAAAGTCAGCTGTTAAGTTTAGCGACCCTATGGCCTGCTTGTATAAGGTAGAAAAAACAGTTGTTAAGTCACTTACACCTAAAGAAGCGATCAAATTTGGCGACTATGTTTACCCGGTTATCAACACTACTAACTACCTTGACAGTCATGATGACGTTCATATTGATGGCATATGGAATAAATCAGTTAAAGAACAACAGGGTAATGTATACTTTGTTGTTGACCATAAGCTTGAAGTAGATAAAATAATAAGCAGGCAAAATGAAGTTGAAATGATGGTAGAGCCTATGACATGGAAGGACTTAGGTTTTGATCTTGAAGGCAGTACACAGGCACTTATATTCAAAGCATTATTAACAGACCGGTCACTAAAGGCTGCGTTTGATTCATTAAAAGAAAACGATCCGGTGCAGTATTCTATTCGGATGCAGTATGTAACCTTATTTATGGCTATTAACTCAACTGATTCCGGTTACAAAGAAGAGTACGCAGCATGGAATAAGTACTATCCAATTATCTCTAACAAACAAAAACTTGATGATCAAGGATTCTTTTTTGCTGTAACAGATGCTAAAATCTATAAAGAAGGGTCAATGGTACTGGCAGGGTCAAACGATGCAACAAGAACTTTATATAATTTAGAGCCGGCAAAGCACTCGGAAACGAGCCGCGTAACCACTCCGAAGAAAATAAATATTAACAAATTAATTAACGAACTAAAAAAGTAACACAATGAAAAGAAAAAATCAAAATTGGATATTTGGTTTCTTTATGGCTCTTTTGATGCCGTTTATGATGGCTATTAAAATGACAGCTGATGAAGAAACCGGAGGCGGATCAACAGATGAACAGAAGTTAGCTGAAGTTATGAAAGCTAAAATAAACGAGGGCATTAAGAAAGCTATGGAACAGGCTATTGATAGATTTCAAGCTGGGGTAATGACGGAAAAACAGTTCACCGAAAAAATGGAAAAGTTGGGATTACAAGAAGATTCTATTACTAAATTAACTTCGATTATCGAAGCTCAGGGATTAGAATTGAAAAAACTTACTAACATTAAAACTCAGAATCCAAACCAGCTGGCAGAAGCTTTCAAAAGCAAAGAAGCTGAATTAAAATCATTGCCTAACCGCAAAGGGCAAATGGTTGAAATCTTTGAACAGAAAGCAGTAGCAGATATTACTAATACAAATGGGTCCTTAGCTTCGGCTCTTAGTTCTCTTTTTGGGGTTATCAACTCTGATGAGGTAAATGACATTCGTTTACGCATGCCATTTATTGAAGACTACGCAACCGTTACAAACACCAATAAGGGGACTTTTGCTTATACCGATTTTGTACCTAAAGACGGTGATATGGCTCTTGTGCTCGAAGGCGGATTAAAACCCCAGCTGGATTTTACATGGATTACCACTCCTTTAACTCCGCTTAAAGTAGCAGGTTATGAAGTATTATCAGATGAGGTATTAACTGACATTCCGCAGTTGCAAGGCATTGCTGAATCTTACTTAATGCGTAAGTATTTGCTTAAACGTCAATCAGTTATAATTGACTATGTTATAAGCGTAGCTAAAATATTTGATGCAGCTACTTGGACAGGTGAAAAGAAATTATCACCTAACCTTTATGATGTTATCGTGGCGCTTTCTAATCAAATTCAATTAGCCTCTAACTATACTGATGATGTTGAGCATGTGGTTAATGTGGTTTATCTTAACCCCGCCGATATGAATGCTCTAAGGATTAAACAGGATGACAGGATTTATGTATTTCCACAGCTAAATCAGGTTGCAGAGGGGACAATAAACGGCTTAAGAATAATTGCAAAGGCTTCTATTCCTGCTGGTAAAATACTTATCGGTGACTTTACAAAACTGAATATCGTTAACTATGTTAACTATGCAGTTTCAATGGGTTGGATCAATGATCAGTTTATTCATAATATGATCACGATGGTCGGTGAAGGTAGATTCTATACCTATATCCGTACTCTTGACACATTGGCATTTATCTATGATGATATTGCTAATGTATTGGCAGGCATTGAAGAAGTACAGGCATAAAAATAATGAGGGGTGAAAATCCCCTCTTAACTTTAAAATTTAAGTAAATGAAAAAATATATTTTGATTTCAATTGTGCTGATGCTTGGGCTAACCCTTAACGCTCAGTTACTCACTAAAGGCATTCAAACCTTTAAAGGAGATGCGACATATTTAAAGTATACGGCTGTGGCTAAAGATACTTTATCGGTATTACAAGATACAATTCGTATTCCTTTTTTAACCAATAAAGATTGGCCTTACGAATGGTACGGCACTATTACAATGGATACTATTGACGGAGCTGACACAACAGTAACAGTTAACTTACTTGGCAAGATGTTCGAAGATGATACATGGTCTTCGGTGACTACTCAGCTTAGTTCAGCAGTAACTGCGAGTACTAAGACCGTATTTAAATCGATGACTAATCTTAAGGATACTACCGATAACGAGGTTATAATTTCCAGATACCGATATTTAATGCTTGAAATGATCATTAAAGGCAATGACTTTGTTGGCAAAGGAATAAA